CCATGACCTTAACTCCATTCTATATGGGTAATGATACTATACCATATGATAACACAAGTTACGTAACAAGTAACAACTGGGGTGCACAACTTAACTTTATGGTACCACTTGACTGGGGAACAGTTAACAGATGTAAAGCTATTGCTAAACGTCAAGAGGAGAAGTTAAGATTAGACTATGAACTTGTAAGAGCACTTAAATGTGCAGAATTACAACAGAAAGGCTTTGCTTTAAGGCCTGGATCACGTGTAGAACATCTATGTCATGATGTTGTACCTATAGCATTATTAAACAAACAAACCACTGAATAATGGAACTACTATTTTTATCTGAACCCGCCTTTTGGGTGATCGTTGCTTTAGCATCAGAACTGATCGCTTTGTCTCCACTTAAGGAGAACAGCGTCATCCAAACTATTCAAACTCTACTCAATAAACTAAAGCCGAGCGAAGAGCCGGAAAGAAATGACTAAGAAAGCAACAGAAGACCAATTTAATGAGTTACACAATCTAGTCACTAAGGAGTTTCTTAAAAGGGTTAAGAGCGGTGAGGCTACCGCTCATGAACTCAAGGCTGCCTGTGATTGGCTAGTAAAGAATGATATTAGTGGTGTTGCTTTAGAAGGTAACCCATTACATAAGCTTGCTAGTGTATTGCCTCAAGTAGAGCCTGAACTTGTACAGAGGAGACTGTATGGCAAAAAGTACTAACTACTATAATAGTAATGCTGATGCATTAAAGATCAAAAGAGCATACCAAGCTAAATATAATAAGAGGCCATCACAAGTTGCTAAACGTACAGCATTGAATGCAGAGAACCGAAGGAGAGGTACCTATGGGAATGGTGATAACTTGGATGTCTCGCATAAACAAGGAGGGGGCACCAAGCTCGAAGGACAAAGCAAAAACAGAGCAAGAAACAGAGGAAAAGCATGAGGAGGAGGAAGTAGATGGCGGCTCGAAATGAAAAACTTACACCATTACAAGGCGGTTCCGGAACAAGGGCACTAGCGACACGAGTAGAAACTGATACAGTTCTGAGGACTGGTGTAAAAAGGTGGGCAGCAAAATTAGAGAAAGCAGGTCTCATGCCGCCAGGTAAGTCTTTAGAAGGCTTCCAAAAGTGGATGAAAAAGAGTTTTGAATATAAAGAGCTTGTAAAAGAATGGGAGGATCGCTATGGACAGTTAATACAAAAGGGTCATGGTAGAGGTTTAGAGCAAGGTGGGCCTACTGCCCCAGGCACTACAGCACCAGAACCTGGAAGTGGTAGAGTACCGATTCAATCATCAGCTGGTGAAGACTATATAAGGAATATGGGTAGAAGCCAGCTTGATGAGAGGACGCTAGCTGAATTAAGGAAAGCTGATATACCTACTAATCAATTGGAAGCCTTCCGTAATTATTTGATGGGCGGTAAGCAAACCTTTGAAACATTCTCTCCAGAACAACTTGCTAGGTACCTACATACTTTTGAAGATGTTGATGTAATCATAGCGGAAGCTTATAATGATAGTTTAGAAAGAGCAGTTAACCCAAATGTAACAATTGATGCTCAAGAAATAGAGAGACGACTTAACAATAATACCATTAGAGAAGGTGTCTCACATGGTGGTCCTGTAACAGTAACAAAAGATCCAAGTGTAATAGATCAAAGACTAAAAGTAGCTGGCAGTAAAAGTAAAATAGATCCAAATTCAATACTAGATAAACCACCTCCATCAACATTTAGTGAACGCTATAATCCTAACCCTACAGTAGAGGTGCCAAACGAAGAATTAGATCTAGCTAAAGTAGGTCGTAATGTTGATGATGAATGGAACTTCTTAAGAAGAGTAGGTTTAGCTGATAATAAGCTTATAAACACCTTAATGAAAGGTGGCGATGAAGCTATACAAGCGTGGCGTAAGGTACCAGCTCCAGTTAGAGCAGGTATAAAAGCTGCACCACTTACAACACTTGGTGTTTTATTTGATCATTTAGAAGTACAAGCCCGGCAAGCTGACCATGCTGAAGAACCTAGCCTTATAAATAAAATTGATTTGGGTATGGCCCATACATCACAATTCTTAGGTGGTGTAAGTGCTGCTGGATTTGTCCCAGCTGAATTACCACAAGCAATAGTAAGTGGTGCACAAATGGTAAGTGATGAGCTTCAAAGAGACAGATCACAAGATGTTGAGCATGGCATGGAGTATGAAGCTGATCGAAGAGCAGAAATCTATCGTAAACAACAAGCTGATAAATATTATAAAGCAGGTGGCGGCAATGCTGCTATGGTTAAACATGGATGGTCTATAGAACAAACTCAACAGCAAGGAAGAAAGAACTTAAATAAACAATGGCTATCAACACCAGAACGTACTGACTAAAATGAACACCCAAGGAATGACATCAGCTGGGCAGAACTTCCAATACTGCCGTAAAGCTAGACCACAAAGCGACTTTGGCCCAATGAAAGTCGTTAAACCAGAACCATTTACAGATATGGAGATTGCGCAATTAGATGCACTAATCAAAAAGAACCTAAACGAACTATTTGACCCGATTTAATTATGACGCTTGCACCATGGAGCCAGACAGAAGAAGCACCTGAAGAACAGCCACAGCAGAACGAGCCGCAAAAGCTAGATAAAAAAGCACTCGCTATATGTAATAAAGTTGAATCAGATTATGCTAAAAAGCTACGAATATGGTATGATAACACCGGTTCGCCAGCTGCGCTGAAAGAACTTACTAGATATGAAGAAATATTGAAGGAAACCTGTCTAAAAAGAGCGAAAGATAATGGTTACTGGGACCCAATAGGTGAAGTTGAAAAGGTTTGGAAAGGTATTTTTGGTAAATGACAGACGTACTAACCGCATTACAAGACGACTTTAAACTATTTCTACAAGCATTGTGGGGGCAACTTGACTTACCTAGTCCAACACGAGCACAGTATGCAATTGCTGACTACTTACAAAATGGTCCGAAGCGTCTCCAGATCCAAGCCTTCCGTGGTGTTGGTAAATCATGGATTACTGGAGCGTTTGTTCTTTGGACCCTTTTCAAAGATCCAGAACGAAAAATAATGATTATATCCGCATCCAAGGAACGTGCGGATAACATGTCTATCTTTTTACAGAAACTAATCATTGAAACACCATGGCTGAATCACTTACAACCCAAATCGGACGAATCCAGATGGTCGCGTATAAGCTTCGACGTAAATTGTTCGCCTCACCAGGCACCAAGCGTAAAGTCGGTGGGCATCACTGGACAACTAACCGGAAGTCGCGCCGATTTAATGATTCTAGACGACATTGAAGTTCCTGGCAACAGTATGACCGAATTAATGCGTGAAAAACTACTTCAATTATGTACCGAAGCTGAATCCATCCTCACGCCAAAAGATGATAGCCGTATTATGTATCTCGGGACTCCTCAGACTGTTTTTACTGTTTATCGTAAGCTGGCTGAGCGTAACTACAGACCTTTTGTCTGGCCCTCAAGATACCCAAGAAAAGACAAACTTAGTCAATATGAAGGACTATTAGCACCTCAGATCCAAGAAGATCTAGATATGGGTGCTGAAGAATGGCATGTAACAGATCCAGACCGCTTCGATGACGAAGATCTCCTAGAGCGTGAAGCAGCTATGGGTAGATCCAACTATATGCTTCAATTCCAACTAGACACGAGCCTTTCAGATGCTGAAAAATTCCCCCTTAAACTTTCTGACCTTATCGTTACCAGCGTTAATCCTGACACTGCTCCCGATGCAGTCGTTTGGTGCGCAGACAGACAAAACGTTATTCGAGATGCACCCACGGTCGGCCTCCCAGGAGATTACTTTTATTCTCCTATGTGCCTCCAAGGAGAATGGACTCCTTACACCGAAAGAATCTGCAGTGTTGATCCGTCGGGTAGAGGAACAGACGAAACTGCCGCAGCATTCGTATCTCAAAAGAACGGATACCTCTACTTGCATGAGATGCGTGCTTACAGAGATGGGTACTCTGACGCTACCCTGTTAGATATACTTAGAGGTTGTAAAAAATATAACGTAACTAAATTAATTATTGAATCCAACTTTGGTGATGGTATTGTCTGTGAACTATTCAAGAAACACCTTCAACAGACACACCAAGCCATAGATATAGAGGAGACTAGAGCTAATGTACGAAAAGAAGATCGTATCATTGATTCTCTTGAGCCTATACTCAATCAGCACCGTCTCGTTGTGGACCGTAGTGTTATTGATTGGGATTATGCGTCTAATAAAGACACAGCTCCAGAACTTAGACTACAATACATGCTATTCTACCAATGGAGTAGGATGTGTAGAGAAAAAGGTGCAGTTAAACACGACGATAGACTAGATTGCCTTAGTCAAGCAGTACAATACTATACTGATGCACTATCAATCTCTGCTTATGAACAAGTTAAGACTAGAAAACGTGAAGAATGGCATGATATCTTAGAATCTTGGCAAGACGACCCTCAATCTGCAGTCAATCACTTAGCTTTAGGCTTTGATTTAGACCAACGGAAGAGAGCACGACAAGAAAAGGGTAGAAGTTCAGTCCCTACCTGGGTTTAGACCGATCACTTACGTTTACAGGGGAAAGAAGGGTGGACTTTCCTCTGTATTAGGGAGACATAAAACTCTCCCTTCTTAATATACTGAATCTTAGACATTCCTCTTTCTTCATCAGATGCAAAGCGTTGGGAAAGTTAATGTCTCCTATTCTACTATCTGCACCTGTATGAAAGAAAATGTAAAACTAATTCATTCAACTAAAGATGGTGATGAATTAATTACTTATATGGCTAGAGTATCTAATCCCTCTGGTCAAGATAAGCCTCCCGGTAAACTTATTAAATACCTCATTAAACATAAACATTGGTCACCCTTTGAAATGGTGAATATGTGCGTACAGATTGACACTACCAGAAGTGTAGCTAGTCAAATCTTAAGACATCGTTCATTTAGTTTTCAAGAGTTTAGTCAA